TGTTGTGCTTGACGAGAAGGTCACTTGTGGCCTTGACGGCGTTGTCGAGGTCAATTCGAACCTTTGGGAGAGTGATTGTCAGGTCATAGGCGCCCTGGACGCGCCCGGGCCTTTGAGCCTGCAGCATCCATCCGGCCTCATTCTGCCAAGCCAAATATTTTTGGCTCTTGATCACCCTCGGGATATGCTTGCCAGCCTTTGTCAGGCGTGTACCAGCCACCCTCCAGATGCGGTTGGCTGACGGCGGGACAGGGAGATTGATGGTAACTTCTTCGGCGGCTCGAAAGTCGCTATCAGCTCGGCCACGCTCATCTCGATCACAAGCATGTCGTCCCCGTTCTTGATCATTGTCATGATCAGACGATGGACCTTCTGCTTCTCCGAATGCGTCACCCATTGTGCCCCCTGTGCTGAATGCTGACGTAGGGGATGGTGATGAGGATGACGGCATCGAGGGTGCCGTATTCAATCAGGCCCGATATCGGGAAGCGGCGGTCACCCGCGTGAAGCGTCCGAAGACGCATTTCCGCACGGCCAATCGGCATGGTGGACCTCGGTCCCGAAGCAAGGCTCCTGCGCACCTTCATGGGGAAGCCTCCAGAATGCTCAAGCGAGGCAAGGAGACCGCTGGCCTGGGAGCCGGCTCCGTTAACCGGACGCCACCGTTGGACCCCAGCTCAGCGCAAGTGCGTGATGGCGATCCGGTCGGGCTATGACGCAGGCCGGCGATGATACGGGTCGCCCTGTATTCCGGCTTGATCTCCAGTTCGCCGGCGCCGTGGCTGTAGCCTGCAGCCTTGAGGTCGAGGAGGGCCAGTTGCGAGGCGACCTGCAGTGACCTGTATCGGATGTCGAAAAGGATATGGTCGGGATCGAAGCTGCTGATCGGCATGGCCGGCAAACGCACACGATGACGCGAAGCCGCCTCGGCATTCGTCATTGGCTTGGCGGCGTCTGACGATGGGTCTTTCGCTATGAGGTCGCGGAAAGTGATGGTCATGGCGTTGCACCCTGGTACTTCTCGGGGAACCGCTTTCGCAGCCACGCGTCATCGTCGAGAGGCTGAAGTTTGCTCGTGTCGTCCGGCACCGGGGCGGGATCAACGGAGGTGACAGTCTCCTCCCCCGCCTCGGTGTCCGTGACGAAATTGCTCGGATCTGGCATCTTCGCATCCGCTTGCGCGGCCCCGGCCAACAGAGGCTTGTGGTCCTCTGCTTTTTGCGCCTCCTGATCCGAGCCTTGTTTGCGCTCTCCTTCGTTCTGGACTGAGCGAGAAGCGGCGGGCTGGGGTGAAATTTGTTCGGCGCTCTCGTCATCGCTCGAGTGGAGCAAGCCGGTGGCCGATAGGTATGTGTCGAAAAGCTCAATCTGCTCGAGCGCTTCTTTGCGCTTTTCATCCTCCATGAGCATCAAGCGAACGATCTTGTTCGCGAGTGTCACGTCAAAGCCGGCGGACTTGATTTCCTGCTTTATTTCCTTGGCATCCGCCGCCAGTTCGGCGCGCTCGCGTTCGATGTTGGCGAGGCGTTCGCAGTATCGCTTGAGGTCGTGGTTCATGATCGCTGGACTCCAATAGCCGGTGCGCGATCGAGGACGTCAAGGGACGCTCGGTCCTCCCGCATTTCATTCGGGGTCATGCCGGCAATAAGCCGGGCTTCGTATATTTCTTTGATCCTCAGATACTCAGCCGCAGTTATGCTTCTGGCCTCCAGACGCCAAATATCCTCAACACGCGATTCCGAGATGCCTGTCCGTGTGGCGGCGTTCTTCATTCTGTCGCGTATTTTCTCATCTGCGCGAACGGGCTCGGAGATGCGTTTCAAATAAAACGAAGCCCGGTGCCGAGCCTCCGCCTCTCCTGGCTTTGGCTGCTTCTCCTCGATTTCGTCAGCACGAAACAGGCTTGGGACGACAAGGTTGCCCTCCACCTTCACTCTCTCGATAAAATCAAGAAGGTCTTCTGCCGCCTCGAACCACTCACCGGAAATTCGACGGTGGGCAAATTTTTTGTGAAGGTATGTCTCCGCGTCTGGAGTCCCGAGAAACGAGGTAATGACCGAAACACCACCGGGGACGACATACCAAAGGCTGGCAACGCGAGCGGCTAGGTCGGTTGTGAAACCAATCTTGATGGCGCCAGTGGATGTCATGCGCGCCAGATATATTTCACCCTTCATGGGTGCGCCTCCATTGCCTTCTCAGCCACAGCCTGAGCCTTAAGAACCAGAGGGTCAGAAGCACCGATAACCTCCGCTGTCTTTTTCGCATCATCGAGCAATTTCCTACCTTGGCGCTCGCATTCAGCGAGATATGCTTGTCGGAGTGGCATGAAGACCGAGACGCCGAGTGATTTAAGCGTCTGTGGCCTTTTGACGAGCGACGCGATCTTGGCGGCATTCTTCCCGAACTTGCGGGACACGCGGACTACCGCGTTCTCCTTGTCGCCGTGGCATCTCGATTCTTTGTCGACCAGAAACCGCGCCCATGTGGCGGCTTCCCTGATGTATTCCTGAGCGGCCATGTCGTGCGCTTTTCGTACGTGACCTGTCGGCATTCGCATCGTCTCCCGTGATTGATTGAGGTCATCACGGGGCGAATGCAGAAGGGCTAGTGATGGACACGGATGACGTCCTTACCTTCAGAGCGCTTGGCGACGTCATCGACGGGATAGTTCGAGATCTTGAGGTGCGAACTCAGGATCACAGGGATAAAGGACCGAGGGTCACGAAGACCCCCGGTAAGTGGCGCGCGGCAATGTGTTCGGGAGGAACCGCACGCGATGGGGGGAAGGTGCCCGGAGCAGTCGGGGGACGAAAAGCTCCGGGCACCAATCGTCACAGTTCGAGGGGGCGCACTGTGACGAAGGGGAATAGAAGGCTGTGAGGTCATGACCGCGCGTCCAATACATGGTCGGCCATAACGCAAAATAAAATAATGGCGGCGCTAACCAGCCCCCCGATCCACGAGAACCCGTAAACCTTATAAGTGGCTAAGCTGATCGCAGCTATGCCAACTAGTCCAAGGATTCTCATGCCCGCGCCTCCGGCTTGAGGGCGGCGATGGCAATCTCAATCGCTACCAGCAGGGCGGCCAACGTGTAGCCAAAGGCGGCTGTCACGAGGTCGCCCGCGAGCGCGTTGTAAGTGGATAGCCATATGGCTAGGCAGGCGAGGGAGAATGAGATGATCGCGGTCATGCGGCTTCTCCCAGATCTCTAGCCGGGAAGACATCTGGCCGAAGGCTGGAGGCCGGGATGCCAGTAATGTCTTGGATCTTTCGAGCGTATTCCGCCGGAACCCCCTTCCGAGAACGCCGCAGCCAGTACCAAACCAAAGACTGGCGTACGCCTATTGCATCGCCGAGCGCCTTCTGGCCGCCTACCGCGCTGATCGCCTGTGAGAGAGCATCTTGAGAAACCATGCGCACAAAATACCAGAAAATTGGCATTCGTCAACCAATTCATTGGTCGTGACCAGCGAATTGGTTCCGGTCATTCTCCGGGCCATGGCGAAGACGCGGGCTAACCCAATTCTAGCGAAAAGGCTACAGCAGGCACGAGAGGGGGCCGGGCTGGCCCAATCCGAGTTGGCGCGCCGTGTGGGGATGTCTCAGACAGCGATTGGAGAGATCGAGGCCGGGAGAGTTGCTCGCCCAAAAAAGCTCCGCGAGATTGCGCTGGAAATAGGCATATCCGAGGCGTGGCTGCTGGGAGAAACAGATAATCCAGACCCAGACCACAAGCCGCAATTACCCGATGCTGCCCAGGTCGTAGGCGTTATTGGAATGATCGGTGCGGGGGGCGCCTTTGACACATCCGTGGAGCAGATAGACCATGGGGAGCCGCTCTATGAAATTGAACTGCCTTTCTACATAGGCCCAGATGCGATTGCGCTTGAGGTCAAGGGTGAGAGCATGTGGCCTCGGTACGACCCCGGCGATGTGATCGTGTGCTTCCGTCGAACCGTCGACCCGGAAACATTGCTCGGATGGGAGGCCGCTGTCGGCACGCCCGATGGCAGCAGGTATTTGAAGCGGCTTCTAAAGGGGAGCGCTCCAGGTCTGTATAATTTGGAGAGCCACAACGCCCCACCACTTCGCGACGTGCGCTTAGATTGGGTGAGCGACGTTGGGGCTGTCGTGCGGGCGCATTTGGTCAGACGTACGAATAAATCAGTGAAGGCGAACATCGTACGTCAACTGAAGAGGCGGCGGTAGTGGGCCGATGCGGCTATACTCGTGACTTTTCGTCGGTTACGCGCTATGTGTTGCCCCATGGCTAAAGCACACAACACAAGAGTTATCGGTAGCTGGCTGGGCGGCTTTGCAGCCGGCCTTCGCGCCATTGCATCGGTGTGGCCATCGAGCCCCCCGATGCGTTATCCGCATGCGTCGTCCATGGCGGCGCTTCGCGGAGACGTCGCGCGCATCGGCGCAGACATGCAACGCGTGGTACATAGGGCAGCGCCGCATAGACTGGTAGGCTATGACCCCGCGACGGAATTTATTGCGTTCGAAAAGGACGTTCCGGCGCATAAGCTGGATATGGTGAAGCGCATCGCGCACGTGGCGAGCGACGATCCTGATGCGGTTTACTGTTACGAGTTGGCACCCTTAGAAGCTCGCGACATCGCTAACGTATCTGGCTTTGCGCTGCCGTCAGAAAAACTCGCGTTCTTTTTGGAGCCTGGGGCAGCATAGCTCCCCCTCATAGGTTGGCGAGCAACGCGAGCAGGCAAATGGCGCTGATAACCGCCAAGCCACCTAAATCAATATACCCCTTAACGATGTTCACATGTACCCGGTCGGCGCCTTCCTTGATAGCGCTGTCATCTGGCTCATATCCGGGAACAACAGCCGCCTTTACAATATCAAGGTCCCTCGCCAACCCAAGCACGAAATTGGATTGAGCTGCATATTGCCAGAATGCGATGTTGCGCACAGTCACGTACAGGATCCCGATTGAAGCTATCGTTATAATCTCAAAGCGCGCATCGAGCTTGTTCAATACCGCTATGGTGACAAGGACGTAAACGACGTTCAGGGCAACGCGCCAAGCGTACGATAACTTCCTCACGGAACACCCCCACCAAGCCTTGATATCGCATTCAGATCCGGCCCGCGACATTCTGTCAAGGCGGCGGGATGATGCCATCTTCCGAGATCAACCAATTTTCTGGTTGACGATTACCAATTTTCTGTTACGTTCATCTCCATCAGCAACGAGCTGGACGGAGAGACGAGATGGCGATCGAGGACGGCGGGCCGGCGTTCCCCAGCGAGCAGCACGAGACACAGGACGGATCGTGGAACCAGACGTTCGAGAGCGGAATGTCGCTCCGGGACTACTTCGCCGCCCATTCTCCCGTCGACTATCTGGCAGCCATGGCGGTGCACGGGGGGCGACCTAACCTCAACAACGACCATGAGCGCGCCGCGTTCTTCGCTGTATGGGCGCTGATGCGCCGGGAATACGCTGACGCCATGCTCTCAGAGTGTTCCAAGAAATCCTGACCCCCTACCCCAGCACTGTCACAACCAGTGCTGCAGTAGGTGGCCAATGTGGAGATCAACAATGCCTTCTCTCACTTACACAATGGATGAATTCCCGCTGTACATCAGGCGGTTTGTATCTGGAAAGACCATCCAGTACCAGACCGATGTTGTCAGCGGCTCGTTCGAACTCGACTGGGACGACGGCGACGGCAAACCGGAGATCCTTCGGATCGCACGCATCGAAATCGAGGACATGAACACGAAAGAAGTGTTCGAGCTGACGCCAAAGGATTGGCTTTGGTCCGTCCTCGAAAGCGAAATCGATTACGTCTGGCACCATACCGATCGCATCGATCCGTATGAAGGCATGGGCCGTAAGGGGTTTTGGGCATCCAGTGATGCCGACTTTGCCCGTGACGATCGTCTGAGCCGGGAGGCTGCGTGATGGCGGCCCGCCAGAAGCGCACCGTCAAGTTCCAGATGATGCTGTCACCACAGGAAGCGGAGACGCTCGATGACTGGGCATTTAAGAACCGTCTCAAATCGCGAGCCGAGGCGATCCGCAGGCTCTGCGCAGCGGCGATCGGCGCCGAGAACGGAGCGTATTGTTTTGATGATGGCCGCCGCCGAGGTGGAGGCAATCGAGAGGTTCCAGCACAGCGAGCAGATTCCGACGCGAGCAACTGCGATACGCAGGCTCACCAGTCTGGGGCTTCTACAAGCGCCTGGGAGCGATGACATGATAGACCATGATCCCGTCAATTCATCGGTTCAGCGGAAGTCAAAATCTCTCACCATCCGCCTCACCGACGAGATGGCGGAGACGTTGAACCGCCTGACACAACACGGTCCGTATCGCGTCACCATTACCAGCATAATAGAGCGCGGCCTGATGCTCGTCGAGAACGAACTTGACGAGATGCGCAAAGAACATGGGGGAGTGACATGACCCTCCACGACGTCATCAGAAACATGGCTGATGTAGTCATAGACAACTGCCAGCCACCATACACTGACACATCAGTCGTCCTTTGTCTATTAGGCAATGGATACACATCAGACAAGTTCACTTGGTGCCTTGATGACATCATTGCATTGGCCCGTGAGCTTTCCGAGGGACAGGAGAGGGCTGCGTGATGCGTGGCTATTCATCAATAGGCCTATTCCGTCCGAAGGACAGAAACAACATCGGCGGGGTGATGCGCGCCGCAATGGTTTACGGCGCCTCGATGGTGGCGATACAAGGCGACCGATCGGCCGTTTCCAGTAGCGCTGACACGACAAAGGCTTGGCGGCACATCCCCGTGCTTCGTGGCGGCGACTTGTTCGAGATGGTCCCATACGATTGTGTCCCGGTGGCGGTCGATCTCATCGAAGATGCCGTCCCGCTCCCCCGGTTCCAACACCCCGAGCGCGCCTTTTACATATTCGGCCCCGAGGACGGGACACTAGGGAAGCAACACACAGACCGCTGCAGGTGGAAGGTCATGGTTCCCACGCGGTTCTGCATGAACCTAGCTGCGACCGTCAATGTCATTCTCTACGACCGCCTCGCAAAAATGGGAGTTGCGTGATGAGCACATTCCGCAAGGGCGATAAGGTGTCTGTGACCGGCATCGTTCTCTACGACACTGGGGAACGCGACCAATACGTCTCCGTGGCAGCCGGCGCCAGCGATTTTGGGCCCACGGTTAGCGCCGATGTGCGCCACGTCCAGATTGTCGAGCCAGCCCTCAAGCGCGGAGATCTAGTCATGGTCAAGGCGTCGACAGACTGGATTGAGGCGCTAGTCCGCGGTGTCGACATGGATGACGTTTGGCTCGATTTAGGCAGCGGGGAGAGCTTCATCACTCCGCTATCCACGGTGAGAAGGGTTGACCAACCCCGAGACATTGCCGAGGCGGCGTGATGGATACCCTCTACGTCATCCTGAAATATTCGCCTGTATGGATAGGCGTTGGTCTGGCGGTATGGCTTTGGCATGGCCTGATTGCCGCGCCGCGCATCTCCGATGACGAAGACGAGCCCTACGGCGAAGCCTCCTCCTACCGTCGAGAGGATAAGCTATGAGCTTCCTATCCCGCATATCCTTCGCGCCATTCCTGACATTCAAGCTTCGCTGGAGGCCACCACCGAAGCGGCCGGAGATCGTCGCCTTGGACGCTCAGATCCAGGCGCAGAAGGCCCGGAAGAAATCCGCCAAGCACCTCAGAGACCAGAAGGTCGAACTCACGACCGCTGATCTGAAACGGAGCATCAGCCGATGAGCACAGCAGTCGAAACATATCAGGCTCCGCACGAGATTGAGCCTCGGCAGGTTCAGCGCGAGCCAGCCGCAATCATCCAAGTGATCGAGCGTGCCGCGCTCAACCCCAACGTCGATATCGACAAGATGCAGCGCCTCTTGGACATGCAGGAGCGCATCTTGGCTCGCGAGGCGAAGGCCTCATTTGATGCCGCGTTTTCGCAGATGCAGCCGGAATTACCGATCATCAACGAGAACGGGGGGATCAAGAACAAGGACGACAAGGTTCAAAGCACCTATGCCAAGTGGGAGGACATAAACGAGGCGATAAAGCCGGTCCTCGCCCAGCATGGCTTCTCCCTGCGGTTTCGCATCGGGCAGGACGCTGGAAAGATCGTCGTCACCGGGATCCTCAGCCACCGGGAAGGCCATAGCGAGGAAACGAGCATTCATCTGCCGATCGATACCAGCGGGAGCAAGAATGCCGTTCAGGCCGTTGGCTCAACGACGAGCTATGGCCAGCGCTATACGGCGAAGGCGCTTCTCAACATCACAAGTCGCGCGAAGGCCGATCGGGATGACGACGGCACATCTGCAGGCGCTCCAGCTCTGATCACCGACGATCAAGCCGAGCAGATCCACAAACTCATTTCCGATACCGGCGCCGACATCAACAAGTTCCTGGCCTACTTCAGGATTGAGAGCGTGTCGGATCTCAAGGCTCGCGATTTCGACCGCGCTCGTGGGCTGCTCATCGCAAAGAGGGCGCGCCCGTGATCGAGCTATGGGCGCCTGTTGTCGGGCTAGAAGGGTTTTACGAGGTGTCGGACCAAGGTCGAGTTCGCGGTGTCACGCGAACGCTAACGGATGGCCGCGTCTGGCGCGGCGCGGTTCTCGCTCAATCCACGAGCAAGAGCGGCCACAAGAGAGTTCGCCTGTGCCGAAACGGTCGCCACTTGTATTTTTCCGTACACCGCCTGGTTATCGAGGCGTTTGTTGGGCCATGCCCCCCGAGCATGGAGTGCGCCCATAACAACGGCGACCCATCCGATAACAGGGTTAGCAACCTCCGGTGGGATACCCGTAAGGGGAATCACGCCGACAAATCCCGCCATGGGACGCTGCTTGTCGGCGAGAAGAATGCCCTCGCGAAGCTTACCGAGTCAGACATCCGCCGCGCGTTCTCGATGCGGCGCTCCGGCGCCCTTTTGAAGGATATCGCGCTCGAACTGGATATTACGTCAGCAAACGTTTCCATGATTTTGCGGCGCGCAACATGGCGTCATGTCCACGTATAAGGAGCGGCCAATGATCGTATACACAGACATCCAGCAAGGCACTCCTGAGTGGCATGCTGTACGTTGCGGCATCCCGACAGCCAGCATGTTCCACGCCATTCTCGCAAAAGGCGAGGGAAAGACCCGGAAATCTTACCTTTATAGGCTGGCAGGCGAGATCATCACTGGAGAGCCGGCGGACTCGATTTCGAATATCCATACAGAGCGAGGGAAGGTCATGGAGCCGGAAGCACGGGATTTGTATGCCTTCATGAAGGATGCAGACCCGGTGCAAGTCGGGTTCATACGCAACGGGCAGAAAGGGTGCAGCCCCGATAGCTTAATCGGGGAGAGGGGTATGCTGGAGATCAAAACTAAACTCCCCGCGCTAATGGTTGAGGCGCTGATCAGAAACGACTTTCCGCCCGAGCACAAGGCCCAATGCCAGGGTGCCCTATGGGTTGCCGAGCGCGAGTGGATCGATATCTGCGTCTACTGGCCAAAGATGCCTCCGCTGATAAAGCGGGCCTATCGCGACGAAGCCTACATCGCTGAGATGTCGGCCGCCGTCGATGCATTCAACGAAGAACTCAACACCATAGTAGAGCGCATCCGCTCCTATGGCTCTGTGACAAGGGAGGCCGCTTGATGGCTGGCTCAGTGAATAAGGTCATTTTGGTTGGCAACCTTGGGCGAGACCCAGAAGTGCGCCGCCTCGGCAACGGCGACCCCGTGGTTAACCTGCGTGTAGCGACGTCTGAAACATGGCGCGACAAAGCCACTGGGGAACGCAAGGAAAGGTCCGAGTGGCATAGCGTCGTCATCTTCAACGACAACCTCGCCAAGGTCGCCGAACAATACCTGCGCAAGGGGTCGAAGGTCTACCTGGAAGGCCAAAACCAGACCCGCAAATGGACCGACAAGGATGGACAGGAGCGTTACACGACGGAGGTCGTGTTGCAGCGCTTCCGCGGAGAACTGACCATCCTCGACGCACCGCGTTCATCCGGTGGAGACGAGCCCCGCGAGCGCGTGTCGGAGCGCTCGGCGCCGGCGCGCGACGGATTCGAAGATTCAGAAATCCCGTTTTGATGAACTGCGATGAGAATACTTACTTGCCTCACATGTTCCGAGAGAAAACTAGATACGGAATTCTACCGCAAGAAATCCGTCCACGGGCGGGAGCTTCGCTGCAAAGAGTGTGTGAAAGAGCGCGTCCGGTCGTATCGGGAGAAGAACATTGACCGTGTCCGAGAATATGATCGATCAAGGGGTCAGCTCCCACATCGAAAGGAAGGCGTTAGGCTAAGAGCAAATCGGTACAAGCCCGAGCCTTCCAAGTGGCGATCTAGGAATGAGGACAAATATCGCGCTCACATCGCCCTCGGCAACGCGATAAGGGATGGGCGAATTACGAGGCCGGATCGCTGTGAACGCTGCAGCAGCAGCTACGCTGTGCAAGGGCACCATGAAGACTACTCCAAGCCGTTCGAGGTGATGTGGCTGTGCCCTCGGTGCCATGGCGCGCGCCATCGAGAGATCAATGAAGAACGCAGGCAAGCGATGAAAGGTGTCGCATGACCCGATATTCATTCACCATCCGATCGCGCAGCGACCGTCAGAACGTTCACCGCGTAATTGATAACGCTCCTACTGGCTCTCGCATCGAAATAAAGGGCGAGAGGCGGTCTCTCGACCAGAACTCTAAGCTTTGGGCCATGCTGAGTGACGTGTCCCTACAGAAGCGGCATCACGGACGCAAATACACACCGGACCAATGGAAGGTACTGTTCATGCATGCCTGCGGGCGTCAAGTCCAGTACATCCCGTCCCTTGACGGCGATACGTTCATCCCCTGGGGACAATCGTCGTCAGATCTGTCGAAGCAAGAGATGACCGACCTGATCGAGAGCATACTCTGCTGGGGGGCCGAGAATGGCGTCGTGTTCAGCGACCCAGATGAGACAGCCAAAGCCGCGTGACCCCCGAAGCCCGCTTCATCACTGCGGCAATCAGAAATTTCGTCAAGGACGAGCCATCCATGCGCGAGTTCATAGAGATCAACAAGGCGATCCTGTCCGGGCTTCCACAAGATGAGAAGCGGGCTGTGTGGGATGCGCTGAAAAAGGCGGGAGGCGTGGCATGATCTGCAAGCGCTGCAACACCGACACGGTTGAATGGACCGGGAGTTTTCTCAACCCGACCGGCATCAAATGCACGAGGTGCGGCTGGTCAGCCAGTGGGCCGTCGCCCGAGCCCGTGATCGAACCAGAGGAAGGCGGCCCGTGTCCTGAGTGCCGGACGATCGGCCTCGTCTTTCGACGCAAGGGCGACGGCTGCTCATGCCACATCAACCCGCCGTGCGGCTACTGCGCGAGCTCATACTACGCCTGCGATGCCTGCGATTGGGAGGATGAAAGCGCATGACCACCAAGCGCCGCAAGTCCATTCCGCTGATCGTCAAGCTGCAGGTCGTCCTTCGTGAGCTTGGTTACACGATCGAGGAAGTGGACTTCGATCACTTCCCGGCCTTGGCCCTTCGGAACTGGGATGAGGCCGCGAACGATACCGACCCGCCAGCCAATCATCCCGACTTCATCCGCGTCCTCACCAAAGGCGAGCACAAGGTGAAGACCTTCGGGCCCGGCGGTGAAAAGCGCATCACAAGCGCTGGTGGCGATATCCACGCCATCGCTCATGAGCGCAGGGTGACGGACAAGGAAATGGCTTTTCGGCGCCAGCTTCTGGCGAAGGCCAATGGCGAGGCCAAGCCTAAGTCGAAATGGCCGAACAGAAAACTCCGCGGGCAGAGCTTTGCCGAGCAGCGCGGCAGGAGATCGTCATGACAGAACTCGAACAATACAAGAGCGTCCTCGCGGATCTTGAGAAGGCGAGCGGGTGGGATCGTGATCTGGACACAACAATCTTAACTGTTCTCCTAGGAATGCAGGACCTGGGCTATGTCTACGAGATCGATAACTGGTACTACAGCCGCGATGGAGACGAGATAAATCCCGCATTTCCATCGCCGACCTCATCCTTCGACGCCACCATTGCGCTCGTGGAGCGGGTGTTGCCGGGGGCCTGTCCGTCGTTCTTTCAGAACGTCTATAACAAAACGTGGAGTGCATATTTTCACATCCTCGGTGAAGATGACGAGCCAAGGATGGTTCGGGGCTCTCTATTCGAGGGCGCCGCCACCCCACCTCTCGCCCTCCTCACCGCACTGTTCCGGGCCAAAATTGCGCAGATGGAGAAGGCCGATGGCTGATCGTCCTATCCCCTTTTCTACGCCCATGGTTCGCGGGGGGCGCTATGACGTCGCTCGGCATAATGCCGAGCGGGTTATTGCGCTCCCAGATGAAATAATTGCCGCCCGATATAAAGACGGAGAGACAATTTGCGAATTGGCCCTGGCCTTTAGATGCAGTTCGCCGACTATCGCCAAATCCCTATCGCGGACGGGGACCCCACGACGCCCAGCAAAGCAGCGTCCTGGACGTCTGGCCGGGGATAAGAACCCCGCATGGGCTGGGGGCCGACGCAGGCGGCCAGATGGCTACTGGATCATATGGACCCCAGACGGCGAACGCCTGGAGCACCGAGTTGCGGCGGAACGGCATCTAGGGCGGACATTGGGCGCCGACGAAATTGTCCATCATCGCGATGGCAATAAATCAAACAACACTCCCGAAAACCTGGAAGTCATGAGCCAGGGCCAGCACGCCAAGCTGCACTCGCCTGAAATGCACGCCAGGAGGTATGGACGTGGCAGATAAACCCATATTGTTTTCTGGCTCGATGATCAGGGCGTTGCTTTCCGGCTCTAAGACACAGACGCGGCGGGTCCTCAAAATACGCGGGCATCGATCTTTCAGCGAATTCGGCCCGTCCGATACGCGTGGTTATGACTGGCACTTCCGCGATGACGCAATGCGTTGGCACGACCTGCGCAACAGGGAACTGGTCAAGCGCCTTTCCTACGCCACCAGCGACCGCCTATGGGTGCGCGAGGCCAGTGCGGATGTGCACCCATTAGCCGTTCAGGAGGGTCGATACAGCATTGCCGGCCAAGCTGGCATCCCCGGCCCGCCGCCGGTCAAGTATCGACGCGTCTACCGCGCCGATGGAGATGTTTTGCAGGTCTGGCACACGTCCAAGGGCTACCCCTACCGCGCCCTTGATCCAGAAGACGATATTGCGCAACAGCATCCCGTCGTGTGCTCAGAGTGGGTCGGGCGACTGAAATATCAACCTTGGGAGTCCCCAATCCACATGCCCCGCTGGGCCTCGCGCTTGACCCTGATCGTCACCGACGTCCGCGTGCAGCGTCTCCAGGACATCAGCGAGGAAGACTGCATCGCCGAGGGGCCGCCAGATGTGAACAACGACCCGCGAACAATCTCCGGCGAATTACAGCCGATGGTTGTCTTGTCCCCAGGTCGAATGATGACGCCGCGCGCTTGGTATCACACGCTCTGGGATCAGATCAACGGCCCCGACGCTTGGGACGAAAACCCATGGGTCGCCGCTTACACCTTCACCGTTCACCGCAAAAACATTGATCAGATGGAGGCTGAGCATGCCGACTGACACACGCGAGGCCACGCCGAGGCCATGGCGCGTCGAGAAAGACACGACCTTGATATGGGGCGCCTGCGACCCCGATGATAACTCAACGTATGGGATGGGGTATCCCATCGCTACGGCGCACACGCAATTGGGCGCAGGGTCGCCGTTTCGACGCATCTACAAGGAAGACGAGGCCCGCGCCAACGCCGCCCTAATCGTCCTCGCCGTCAATCATTTCGATGAGGTAGTGGAGGTGTTGCGGGATCTCTTGGATCGCTTCACCAGGGCGTTCCCCGCATCCCGCGAATTCCCGCCGATCAAACGTGGGTATGATCTCCTCTCCAAGCTGGAGGCCAGCCAATGACGTTCGATGACTGGATCGACGAACTAGAAGTGCGTGTGATCCAAGAGGAATACGGCTACGAGCCCGGTGAGTTCAATGTGACGCCTTCGCTCTGGTGGCCCTCTTATGATCGTGGCGACACGCCGTTGCAGGCTTTCCAGTCGGCTTTAAATGCTGCGGCGGAAGCGCGGCGCCGGGAGGATCAGGAGCGCGCCGAAAGATGGCGCCAGATCCGGGCCGAAGACGCGGCGGTAATCGAGAAGTATCGGGAGGCCAGCCATGGAAGCGCGTGAGCGGCTGAAACGACGGACTGGATCGCGCCTTATTCCGATGGAGAGGGCTTTTGAAGGAGTCCGCACCGTCACGCTCGATGAATTGAGGCGCCAGACGGAGAAGAAGCCATGACCGCGCCCGGATACCGGCTGGATGAAGCCGCGCTTGAGGCTGCCTACAAGGCTTATCTTGATTGTCCCATCGATATGTGCGGCGATCACGATGAAGAATGTGAGAAAACTGTGCGCGCTGCGATCGTCGCCTATCTCGCCGCCGCACCGCAGCCCGAACCGCCTGCGGATCTCGTGGAGAGGGCGAAGGCGCTGTTCATCGGCCTAGCCGAGAACATGAGGCATGAACGTGACGGCGACGGCATGTGGTGTGGAGACAGCAACTCATGGGTGAACATAAAAATTCAGGCTGAGAAGATAGCCGCCCTCGCGCAGGAACATGCGGCGGCAGAGAAAGCCCGCGCCGACGAGCTCGACCGCGAATGCCAAGAGAGCATGAAGACGATCGCGGAGGAGCGCGCCCGCGCCGATAAGGCAGAGAAGGCGCTGGCAGAGATAGCGGAGCAGGACGTGACAGAGATCGCGCTTGATCCTGATTGGCCGCGCCGTATCGCTGCCGCCGCCATCCGCGCCCGCAAAGGAGGTGGTGATGCTTAAGATGAAAGAGCACTACGATTTGATGGTCGAGTTTGAGAAAAGAAAACTCGGGCGGCTAGATCGAGAGGACAAGGCTTGGTGGCCCAAAGGAAATGTTTATCAAGATGGAGAAGTGAACAGGCTGTTCCTCGTTTTCCGCGACGGCTACTCGCTTGGGCGTTCCGTAGAGCGTCTGGAGCCCACCCATGACTAAGACGCTGGTAGAGAGGTTGCGGATGCATGCCGCGTTCGTAGGGCATCCCATGCCCAATCAGGCTTCTATGGCCTCAGAAGACGCCGACCGCATCGAGAAGCTGGAACGCGAGAACCAAGACGCCATTGAAGCCGCGTTCGCCTATAAGGCCCGCATCGAGAAGCTGGAAGCGGCGCTGAGGCCGTTTGCGGATAGGTCCGAGCAAGATGATGGGAGCTATGACGACAGCGGGAGCTTGGTCCTTGTCGTCAATAAAGGGGTCTTCCGCACCGCCAGCGCCGCCCTCAAGGGAGAGTGAGATGGGATACACCGTCGAAAAGATCGCGCCACCATTCGGCGGTCAGGCATTCGCGTCCTTCGACCAATGGGTGATCCGTGCCAGCTCATGGCTCACTTGCCATGTCGATTACAACAATACAGAGCATGGCGACGCGACAGGATGGCGCGGTAAGCACTTTACCGCCATGTGCTTCGATAGCCTCGGGCGCAGATGCTATACCGGTGCCGACATGGCGAGGGCGCGGGACGAAGACGCGTTCCCTGTGTGGTGGATCTGGCCTGATCAGATCGTCCCGGCTCTCCTCAACTCACGCGCCCCCCTCCCCCCATCCCCGCTTCCTCAGCAGCCTTAGAGGAGAAGACATAGAGAATGGACCCGAGCTTCCCCGTCCCGAACCGTATAGAGCGCGCCTTTCAAGACCGCACCACACTCACCCTCGAAGAGGCCGCGGCCGCGCTCGAAATGGACAAGCGGACATTCAGGTCAGAGGTCAATGCCGGCAAAGTGCGCTACCTGCTGCGCGGGGGTAGCGAGAAGCGCAGCTTGCGCCGCTTCCTGCTAATTGACATCATCGACTACCTCAAGGCAGAACGGAAACAGGCATGTCCGTCTACCAGCGCCAAGGCTCGCCGTACTACTGGGCGGAATTCTGGATCGGCGGCGTACGATTTCGCGTCTCTACGGAAAAAACTGACCGGCGCGAAGCCGTCACCGAAGAAAAGCGCATAAAGGCCCGCAAGAAAGCCGAGATCGAGACAGAGCGGGCCCGCAACGCGGAATATGGCGGGAAGGCACCGCCCGAACTCGGGTATCTTGTAGCGCGATATTGGGAAGAAGTCGGGCAGTTCCATGCCGCCTCAAAGACCACATGGACGTCCATGGAATGGCTCGTCGATCACTTCGGCGCCAGCACCCTTATCACGGACATCGACGCCGACAAAATAGCGCGGATGGTTGCGCGCCGGCGAGCCGTCAAGATCCACCGGGACAAGGACACAAGGCGCCTTGTCGAGACGCCGACAGATAGCGTGAAGAACGCCACGGTCAACCGCTATGCGACAGAGCCGCTACGCAAGCTGTTCGTCCGGGCACGTGACGTGTGGGGGTATAGCATCAGGTCACCGAAATGGGGCGATCTCCTATTGGCAGAGCCAGCGGAGCGCGTGCGCGAGGAGTCACCCGACGAAGAGGCCGCCATTATCGAAGCGTTGGGGGATGACTACGGACGGCTGTTCCGCTTCATGATGGCAACCGGCCTGCGTTCACAGGCTGCCCTTCTCACATGGCCGCAGGTCGATCTGATCAACGAAGCTGTCCGCGTTCGCAACAAGGCGAAGGACGGTCAAGAGCGCTGGTATGCGATCCCATTGGTAGGAGCAGCGTTCGAGATCCTACGCGAATGCGAGGGCCATCACGAGACCAATGTGTTCACCTATGCAGCCCGACGCGATATCGGCCGGGTTGGCGAGGAAGGATACAGAAAGGCGGGGGTTCGCTATCCCATCACCGATAGCGGCTTTCGCACGGAATGGCGGCGCTGCGTGACAGGCACCGGAATCGCCCCAGGCTTCCGCCGGCATGACACGCGCCACACGGTCGGCACCCGTTTTCTGAGAGCAACGGGCAACCTCAAGGCTACACAGAAGCTGCTAGGGCACAGCCGCATCGAGACGACGACGCGCTATGCTCATGTTCTTGTCGAAGACATCCGGGCTGGGCTTTCCGTTCTCGAACGAGCCGATGCACGGAACACCCACAAAAACGCACACAGCGCAAAGAAGAAGGTTGAATAGCCCATAATATTCATATAGCTACGGTGATAGCGTAGACTTCTGGGGGGCTAGGGGTCGCTGGTTCAAATCCAGTCGCTCCGACCAAAAAACCTCAATTAAATCAATATGTTAATAGAAATGCACGGCCTTTGAGGCCGACCGTTAAAGTGGAACAAAGCGCATACAGGCGCTGGCATCGGGGCTGTGGGCACCCACAAAATCACCCACACGATGTTTCCGCTATGTTCTCCGCGTGACTCTCCGCACAGACAGTGGACGTTCGACGTGGTTCAATATGGGGATGAGACGCGCTGAAGCCCGAAGCAATATCTTCACCTTGGACAACGGCCCGCTCTGCGTGGCCTGCCAGGATTGCGGGCATAGGGCGCTTGTCGAGACGAAGGCGCTGCTGGCGAAATCACGCTCCTACAATATGGAGGAGTTGAAGTTCTTCCGCTTCAAGTGCACCCAGTGCGGCAGCCGAGCCGTGGACAGGCTCATTCCGCTTAACCAAGCCGAGGCCTATCGATGGGCCAAGGGGGAGTTGGATTATACGTGGTGATCGGCCTCTGAAGCGATCTCCCCGGCGCAACTCTTTATGCCTTGCGCAATGCGGCATGCTAAAATCTCAGTCAGTTTGGAGAATATGCCGATGATTCGTAACGGAACATCTCAGACAGGCGGGGGCGGCTCGGGCCGCATCACGGAGCCTACGGTAGCGCGGAATGGCACCAGCATCTCAAGTGGGTCAGGCTCGACTGAATTCAGCGATAAAAACAACTTTGTCACAGCCGTTACCGACCCGAGAATATCCGTCGTCCGGCTCACAATGCACATTAACCGCATGCCCAAAGCATGGATCGAGTACGACCTCGAACAGATTGACGGGCTCATTGAGCTTTTGCAGGAGAAGAGGCAAGAGATCGCCGAATAGCTATCCTCCTTCGGAGGCGATCTCCCCCGAGCATGCGGCATAGCCACAAAGATCCGTCCAGTCGTCGATGTTCACAGCGCCGCTCTGCGTCCTTGCGAGCTTCGTCAGCACCATGATGTGCCCAACATCAACGGCATCCAGCGGGGCGCCGGGGTCTCGCCTGATCTGCAAATAGGCGTTCCATAGTTTTGCGATCCGTTCGAAATTATCCCGCTTGCTACCGTGTTGGCGCTCCCTGTCTCCAGACACAAGTTCGGCCGCCTGAGACGCAATGCATCCTGCTTTCATGAGGTTTGATCCAGGTCTGAAAGGCTAACGTAGACTATGGGTTTTCTGGCTTTCTCAAACTGATCGATCTCATGGGAGAGGCCCTTGGACTGTTCCCAGCCCGGGAGCATGGCCACCACTAAAGCCGTCGCTCTTTGAAGGAGAAATTTGTTCTGGCGCTCCCAGAAGGCATCGTCCATCCGGTCCAACGGAGCGCCCTCACAAACAGCGTGCGAATGGGCAATCGGGCTGTGAACGACAAACCCAAGGCCCATTAGCCATGCGGCCACCTTCGATACGTCTCTTGCCGCCGCGATGTGTCCACCCCTATATTTCGAATATGGGCTCCCGAGATATAGAAGGTGCGGGACTTCACGCTGAGGCTTTACGCCACAAACTCGCTCAAGGTCCCTGAACGACATATTGTGGTCTCCGTGTGCACAAATCGGGAATTCCAAAACCTTCATAGGGATATTTCCTTCCATGTGCGGCCGCTCCTTATCGCTCCGACCGTGGATGGCTTTATGCCCGTGCGCGCCGATATCTCTCTGATGGTTCCCTTCGCCGCCTTGACCTCACGGACTATGCTTTCTGTTAGTTTGGCCATTGGATGTTGCTCGCCGGAAAACCGAGGCGGCGGCTTAAACGTGCCGGCTGCCTTTCTGTCTGCGCAATTTTCTCTCTCAGTGCCCAGATAGAGATGGTCTGGGTTGACGCATAGGCTGATGTTGCAGCGGTGCAGGACATATCTGTCATGGGGGATCGCCCCCCTGAATGCCATCCAAGAGGCCCGGTGCGCTTCGAGATGTTTCTTCCGGTAGGTCAACTGACCGTAACTCTTGCGGGTGGTAGAAAGCATCCAAATCCAGCATCCGCATTCAGGCACAGGCATGGAAAATTGCAGGATTCTGTCGCTAAGACTGGCATCCCCGGCGATGCACACTCGCGTCGTTTTTTTTAGAGCGCGGCTTTTGTCAGATCGGCACCGGACGCACTGACCTATAGAGGCATATCGCGGGACAATGTGGCCACGCGAGCACGGCGAACCAGTGAAGTATAATTTAGCACCGACTGCACGGGCCAATGCCTTGGTTTTTGGCAATCCCCCCCATGTATCAGACAGGGAGTCGTAGTCGTAAATTTTGGGCTCAACTTTTCCTAACATATATCACCAAGAAAAATCGCGAGGTTGAGGCGCATCGATCACGCATTGTACTACACATGGTCCGCAATTAACACTTTGTTATAGAACACGTATAGTTCTGTCGTGGCCTTCGTGGTCTTACCTGCTGCCGCACCGCTGGAGATGATCATGCCGCTACGGCCTCCGCATCCAGGATGACGTCTCGCACACGCGACACCTCTCCGAACATGGAATGATAGGTGACTGCCTGCATGGATCGGCCTGACACGAAGCCAGACCCGTAGTGCCAGGCATCTTGAGGAATCGGGGCCTGATGAACCTCGGCAATAACCCCCTCGCCTTCCGTCACCATCTTGCGGCTGTGGTGCCAGTGGAAGCCATGGACGAAGCGGTATTTCGTGGCGCCCCAGTCCTCGGCGCGGCGATGCGCCATGATGCTGGCCATCTTCTCGACCTTGACCGTGTGCCCGTGGGTTGCCCCGAGCATCACGAGACCGAAGCGCTTCCAGAAGAACAGGGATGGATCGGTATCGACCGTGATGCGCGGTTCATTGCGATACCAGGCGAGGAGAAAATAGGCGACCGCGACCGATGAATGCTCGTCGTGGTTTCCCGGGAGGATCCGCACTGTGACGCGGCCAGTGCCGCTGCAATCCAGCGGGACATGGGATGCCCTTTATGTAAGTTGGGGGGAGTTTATGTGGTGTGTCGAGCCTGGCTCGACATACTAGATCTAGCGTGGCAGGCCGGAAATGAACGGCCAGATCTTGCCGATCAGCCAGAGAATCGCGGTGGTGATGGAGCCCGCCAAGCCACCGATGACAATCAGGACACGCCACCCACCCTTGGCCTGAGTGAGGATGTCCTTGATCTCGGCCACGTCCTTGTGGACAGACGCGATGTCCTTCTTGAGGTCAGTAACATCGTCCTTCACATTGGCAACGCGTTCTTCCAAAGCGGATAGCCTTTCGCCTTGTTCGGATAGGGTCATGGCTTCCCCCTCAAGGCGCCGTCACGCTGCCTGTAGTAGTCACGCAATGCAGCATGCCGGTCGCCGCATTGAATGAGAGCGGCACGGTCCCGTGTCCAATACCGCTCGACGTCGCGTTGCTTCATCGGGCCGTCAGGGAGGAGAACCGCATCCGGGCACTCCACTTCAAAGCTTCCCGGCGGGGGCGGCAGACTTGGGGGAGATGCGACGAACTTTGTTGAGGCGCACGACACTGTCACCAGACAAAGCAGGCTCGTCGCGGCGAGGATCTTGGTCAGCCGCATTGGCGTTCTCGTCGAGGAGGGATTGAAGGCGGGTCTTTTCGTCGGCGAGATCTTTCTCGCGCTTGCGAGCTGCATCGAGAGCTGATTCATTGGCCTTGGCCTGTCGATCGCGCTCGTCCTGACGGGCGGCTTCCACGGCTGCGGTGACCTCGGCTTTACCGAGGGCATAGCCATCGTGATGCCGGATAGCGCCATAGCCCCATACGCCCCCGACAGCCAGAACCGCCAACACGACGTAGATCACTATCGGGGGGATGCCGATGGCCGAAGCGAGGGCGTTCACAGATTAGCGCCCTGGAGACACAGCTCACGTTCCGCAGCGCGGCGCCGTGTCAGACCGGGGAAGACGATGCCCGCCGCGCGATTCCATTTGAGAAGCGCATCACAGCCTTCCTTCGGACGACCGGCATTGATATTCTGGACCACGGATGATTTGCACGCAGCGCCGACACCGACGTTGTAGGCGAAGGACACGAGAGCGACATAGCGGGTGTCAGGCAACGGCACCTTCACGCACCCTTCGATGCCGACGGCGTAGATTTCAAGATCACGACTGAGCATCGCCTTGCATTCATCGAGCGTGTGACGATCTCCCGGCTTCACACCATGGGTGGATCCGAAACAGACCGTCCATGGCGGCCCCCTCGTTGCTGGATCAGGGTAGGCGTTGAGCCGAAGGCCTTCGAACCCGCCGACAAGAGCAACGGCAGCGGCAGCTACCGCCGATCGCTTTTTCAAGCGCGTCATCATATATACACCTTTTTTACTGGCGAGATCTTGCATGCCGCGTCTCCCCATACAACATGAGTACAGAGGCCGGCATCGCGAGGATTTAGATGGATATTTGGAAGGAAGTTGACTTCAGGGGTTACAAGCTGCTCGTAAGCTATACGGGGCAGGTCCACCTACCAAAGAAAGAAACTACTTATACCTACACCCGACTGGGCCGACCAACCACCAAGGTGGCTGTCTTCAAAGAGAGAATGCTCAAACCCAGCATCACCAGTATGGGCTACTTGGAGGTTTGCTTCGTCCACAAAAGGAAAACGTACAAGGCTCTCGTCCATCGACTAGTCGCGATGGCCTTCGTAGATGGTTATGAGCCGGATCTCGTTGTGAATCACAAGGATGGAAATAAGCTCAATAACTCGCCAGACAATTTAGAATGGGTGTCGAAGTCCCAAAATTCACGGCACGCCTGGGCAAATAATCTTATCCCCCTAGTGGGAGAGAACAATCCAGGCGCGAAACTCACCATCAAGCGCGTTTCATACATCAAGAAACTTATATCGATGGGGGTAGCCCCGCATACGATTGCCGTAATAGCCGATGTTTCCGATAGTCTGATTTATAAAATTCGAGACGGCGAACGGTGGGCCGTCGTTAAAGCAGACGAGGCTGCCTAGGTTTCTCCTGACACGCTCTGCTGTGCAATCAAGCGCGCAACGAAGGCCCCGCCGGTCGCCAGAAAGGCGAGAAGAGCGAATGCACCGCGCGGGATGGGAAGGACGCCATCGAGAAACGGCACAGCCGCCTCGAGGCCAGAGAGGAAGAACGCGACCGTCAGCAGGCGGACAGACCACGCGTACCGGAGCACTCGCTTCCAGTTCGGGACGAGCCTCACCGCTTTTCGCCTTCGACGACATATTTCGTGCCGTATGCCACACCAGCCCAATCAGTCTTGGACGCGCAAGCGGACAACACCGCGGCCAAGGCCGAGGCGATCAAGAGGATTTTCATGATGTCTCCGGATGTGCAGAGGGGCGTGGCGATCACGCCGAGGTGACCAGTGCGGCGTTCGCCCGCCTGGAAAAGGTCAACTTCACTGACTATTTGTTAGAGCCTTGGGACCTAAGATGCCGCTTGCGTGTTTTAGCAATGCGGGTACAAACGAAGGTGAGTGCCATGGCTGAACAGGGGAATAAGCCTATGCCGAGCAGGCAGATCGTGGTGAAAATCGCACGCGATCCGGAAGCCGACGTGTGGTTTGTCGAGAGCAGCAGCCTTCCTGGCTTGTCAGCCGAAGCCGATACCGCCGACGCCCTTATGCGCCGCATTCCGGCCCTTATCGCCGATCTCATCGATGAAAACGGCTTTGACGACGATGATGACAACTCCCCGGCTGACATGCCGTTGGAGATCACTGCGTCCTACGCGACCAGCGTCCGAGTGCACGAGGCCGCGTGAACCACTACGGCAAAGCAGTCCGCGACATTCTTGAAGCCGCGGGCTGCTTTTTTAAGCGCCGTGGAAGAGGCGACCACGACATGTGGTTTAGCCCGATATCGAACCGAACGTTCACCGTTGATACCAACATCAAGTCGCGCCATACTGCCAATGAGACGCTGAAACAGGCTGGCCTCCAGAAGCGGTTCTGATCCGCCGGCCGCGGCGACTAGCGCCACGATCAACAGAATTTTCATGGATGCCTCCGGGCATAAAAAAACCGCCTTGCGGCGGGTCGGGATCAGTTGCCGTTGTTGCCGGCAGGATCGGCGCCACCGCCGTAATCACCGCCGCCATACCCTCCAGAGGAGTCGTCGCCTCCCCCATAGCCCCCACCGCCGCCGTAATCCCCACCATGATAGGAATCATTGAGGGAGTCGGACGACCAGCCGCCGCCAAACTGGGATCCGAACGGCCCGGAATAATCGAGGCCGCCATTATCTCCAGACGGCTGCGCACTTGGCTGCCCGGAGAACAGAGACCCGAAGGCCCCGAATAGACCGGGCCCCGATGCGGCTATCTGGGCATATTCGGGAGCGCCCGCATGAACCATGCTGTAATCGCCAAACGGGCTGTAACCATAGGAATAGCCGCCAGTCGGCGCACCAACACCGGCCGCCCCAAGTTGGTCCATGACAGCCGGCGCCAGTCCGGTGACGCCCCAAGACGGATCAAACCCTGTTGGGACACCCGCAAATTGGGGTGTGATTTCCATAGGGGGAGCCTGCTGCGGGATGTCTTGAACGGGCGCATAATTAAGGGGCGCACGCGGCGTGTTCTGTGCTGGCGTTTGCGTGCGTGATGCCGGCGCAACGCTGCTCGGATTGACGCCTGCGATTGATGGCGCCGCCGCGGCTAACGTTGCCACCTCCGGCGCTCCAGCCCACGCAGACCCGAAGATCGTCGAAGGCATATCCATCACAGACGTCGCTCGGCTTGCGCCGATGCTTGGGGCATACCCCATGCTTACAGACTGAGGATCTAGACCGACAAGAGCGCCCGGCGCCTCGATATCGCCGATGCCGAGGTCTTCTGCATAGGTGGAGAAATCAGGGTTCCATCCATCCAATGTTGCGCCTTGGAGGAGCCCGCCCCAATCGATATTGGAGCCACCGAAATCGCCAACGTTCAGCGGCGCAGGGACATCGGGAACGCCGATATTCATTTGCGGCGATTGCTGGGGCGTATAGGACATATCGAACGTCGGGGAGCCGAAGTTCATCCCAACACCCCAATCAGTCGGCATGCCGTATGTCGGTTGCGGGCCCTCAAGACCATAAAGAGACCCGGGCTCGGCAGCCATTGGCACGCCTAAATTGTCAGGCGCGAGTCCATATAGGCTCCCGGGCAGATCGGCTTGTGGTATGCCGCCCCAATTCGGATCGATTCCCTCAAAACCGAACATGCTCCCGGGCGGTTCGTGGTCGAAATAGCTCTGAGCATAGACCTCCGGGGAAAATGCATAATTGCCGTAATCAGTGGGGACGCCAGCGAACGCGCCAGCATTGTACGGATCGCCCAAACCATACTCAGCCATCCCAAAGCGGTCCGCCATGGACATGGATGGCGCGTAGCTGGGAGCGCGGGCCGACGCATCGAAACGGCTAAATCTATGATCGCCGATATCGTAATAGCTGCTGCGCTCAGATCTACCATGATAAAGTGACCCAGGGGCCACGTCCGCATTTCGATAATTGAGCGCGCCGCGTGTGTTATCAGGCGTGCGCCCCTCGAAAATTGACCGGGCAATATCTAGGGCCTGCTGATATTGCGGGCTTGTGGTTGGAATTCCGACCATATACTGCCGGTTTGGGTCGTCATAGTTCCAGGCGCTAAATTGGTTGGGCGCAAGTGCCTGCTGTGCTACACTTCTGCCGTACTGTCCTGCGAATACTGGATCATAGGCGCGGTTCGCCAATACGTTCCCAACCGCAGCCAGACCGGCGATGCCTTGGCCTCGCGCCTCACCAAGCATCGTCCTAGCCGCAATATCGAGGTCGCGATCGGTGTAATCGATGGGCGTTCCGAGATATTCCATATTCGCTCTAGCCCTTGTCGTCGCGGGGGTTGCAGGCAGCGGTGTTTGGTATTTGATGAGGCCAAAGGAACCTGATTTTTTCGGCCGCCATGGTTTCGTCCAAGGCGTTCCTGGTCACGATAAGCCGACCGTCTTGTTCCACCCAAGTGACCGTCCGCCTTATGCGAAGGCCATGCCCGCCCCGTAGCAATTTCACTTACCTGTGATATAGTTCGCCCCCTGCGTGTTCGGGGGGATTCATGCGTTCTGTTTTTTCGGCGATTGTCATAATTGGCGCTCTTACCGGCTGCATATCCGCCGCTCAGAAGCAAGCAGCAGCAAAAATGCAGGCCGCGAGATCTCAATGCGAAGCTATTCATGCCGATAAATATGTGCCGATGGCGGACTGCATGACGCAGGCCGAGAATTCACTTGTACGATCAGGGTATCCTTACCCGGACCTCCTCAATGCAAATCAAGCGCACCGGAGAATGGTTGCGGAGAAGATAGATAGGGGCGAATTGACCGCATCAGAAGGCAAGTTCCAATCGGCACAGTTCGTCGCCCAGACAGAGAGCGAAGCCACGCGACGGCGACAGGGACAACAGGCTGTCAATGCCGCTCAATCGCAGGCATGGAGCGGGGTTGCTATTGCTGGCGCCGCTATGATGCAAGCCAACCAGCCGACACCGACATATGTCGTCCAAGCCCCGCCTATTCCAAGACCGATAACATGCCGGACGTTTTACGGCACAACAACTTGCCAGTAGGTCAGAGCGCTGTCGCCAAAATGGCCATGGGCTCTGACGCTCGCCTTTTCCTGGTATCTCCTACCGGGGACCGAAGCCACGATTGCCTGGCATCTCTTCGTCTGCGGTTGCTGGTGGCTGTCCGCCCGCAAGACGTGTCAGCGCAAGCGGATTGATGGTGACGCCTAGCTCCTTGGCAAGCGTAGCTGAAAACTGCCGCGACATTGCCTCAAGGGTTGCCAGCCCCTTCATCCCCGATTTATTGGCACCTTCAGCGGCGTTCGCATAGGCGCGAGCCCAGCGCGCCATGCTTTTCGCCGTAGCAGGACGCGCCAAAACACGCGACAGGACGTTGCCACCCAACAACATTGCGCCTGTCGAGAACGGGTCCATTATCGCGCCAGCACCGATGCCGGCGCCCGTCACTTGCTGGCCTGTGCCTGATGGGTTAGCGAACTGATTGAGCGACTTGAACCGGCTAGACACCTTGGCGATATCGTCAATCGCCTTTGAGATATCACCGCGCCCCGTTGAACTGAACAGAACGGCCTTCCCCGGTTCGGAGATTTTGCTGTAATCGGTCAGGAAACGAGCCGGGCTGAAATTGCCTTCCGCGTCCCTGCCCAGGCGGTCAAGAAGCGTACCGGATATCTCATCCCACCCCTCTTTCCCAACAGCCTTTCGCGCCTGCCAGAGGAGCTTTGTGTCCGCCCGTCCCTTCGTTGACGCCGTCGCGAGAATGCGCTCGAGCACGCCTTCATCGTTCTTTGCGCCGACCAGCCTCTCGAGGTTCTTGCGGCGCTCGGAAGCAACGCGATTGAACGCGTTCGCGCGGCGGAACACTGTCAAGGCGCGATCGCCACCCGCTGCCTTAACGGCTGACTGGAGATCGTCACTCAATGCGCCATAGATCTGGCGCAGTTCCGCCTGGCTTGTTCCTTCAGGCATAAGCCCGGGGTTATCCAGCATTTCACCGATGCGCGTCCGAAGCCCCTTGATCCCATCGTACGTCAGGCCATCGGCGTCTTGGATGGCATCCTTGACGAAGGAAGACGCTTTCCCTGGGTCCGAAATCCGCTGTTCCTGCCGACGCGCCAAAATGTCAGCGACCTTCGACTGAGTGGCGCGAAGGGGCGTCCGTACCGAACCGTCGATCGCCTCATCGACTTTATCATATGCGGCACTCACGCCTTTCGACAGAAGACCCCCGCGGCCCGCATACCCCTCTATCGCGTCTCGGGCAGTCGCGCCCGCCTGATATGGGCTTGTGGCACCGATCGATTGCGCCGCGTCTTTCGCTGCGTCTCCAATCTGGGTAATGGCCTTTTCCGAGGCTTTGCGAAGTGGATTTCCAGCGAAGGGGATATTCGATGCAATACGACCCGCCCACTGCGTGCTCATGCTGTCCGATGCGGCGGCTTTTGGCAACTGGACGCCAAGGCGCTCCGCAGCCTCAACAACGTCCGCAGGATTCGTGGAAGGGGCGGTTTCCGCGCCACGCGCAAGGCGCCCGCTCAACGCGCCAGCGCCTGCCCCAAGAGCCGCACCAAGACCGCCGCCGACTGTAGCAGAGCCCAAGCGGCCCTCACCTTCACCCTCACCGAATCCAGCAAGAGCGCCGTACCCGGCTCCCACTTTGGCGCCCTGGGCAGCGGTTTTTGCAGTGCCAGCAGGGAGCGCCATCGAGCCGACAACCTGTGACCCGATCGACGAAACGGGATTTTTCTCCGTCATGCCTTCATAGAAACCGCGCGCCTTTTCCCGTCCTTGGTCATAGCGCTTGGATGCGTCACCACTCGTTAGGCCCAAAGCGTCGAGACCAAGGCGAGCCGCGCCGATCGGAGCCGCGAGGATAGGAGGCGCACCGACAGGCAGACCAGAAGCGTCCGCAAGCCCCGCAGCTTCGTCGGAGAAATTCGCGAGAGCCCCCTTCTGCAAGCCAGCACCGACCGTCCGTCCTATGCCAGCATTGAGGCCCGCCTGGCGACCCTGCTCGCGCGCTACGGCCTGAGAAGCCCGATCGGGATTACCGGACAGGACATTGCCCACATAACTCGCGAGATCGTCCTGAACGGGATTATCAGACTGCCCGTCTAGCACAAAGCCCGCCGGCAAGGACCCGCCAACAGATGGAGTGCTATCAAGGACAAAGCCCGGAGGGAGATCTGTCATTGCACAGGCTCCCACTTGCCGTTTCTGAAGACAATCTTTTGGCCACTCTGCGGGTTAGTCGCGGTCTGGCCTTCTCGATATTGCCCGCCAGATGCCTCCGGCTGGGCGCCCTGACCGGGTCCCTTCGCGCGGAGACCGATGCTTTCGACCATATCCCGGACGCGGCTTTTCTTTTCCGCGAGTGTTTTGGGTCCATCTCCGGGACGCGGCATGACGGAATCCACCAACCCTTCGACTTCTTTGGCGCCAGCCGCGGCTCCGGATACGCTATACAGATAGCTTGCAGCGATATCCTTGAGCGCAGTCGATGCGCGCTGGTAGTCGTCAGACGCAAGCATGTTCCCAACGTAGGGAATTTTCCCGGCGATCTGGTCTTTTGTCCCAGACAGGGCATTGAACGTTCCGGGTGTCTTTTCTGTCCCGTCTCCGAGCAGGATGCCAAGCTGTTCCTTGGACCGCGTATAAAGCTGCGAATTCTTGTTTTGGTCCTCGGTCGTCTTCTCTCCGGGGCCGCCCGGGATACGCTCCAAGGTACGGCCGTCCGCAGCCCACCGGAAGCCAGCCGGGGCCTTCTCGCGGTTCCCGCCCGATGGAACGGAGAACCCCAACTTCTCCGGCGTCGCGAATTCCTCACCGCGCTGAAACATGGTGCTCTCTGTTCCGTCGGGCCCCTTAACAATGACCGGCTTCCATTCGGGCTTGATCTGAGAAGCGGCCCTGCGCTCTTCGATCTGGGACAGAATGTTCTGGCCTTGGAGGTCGGCGATCTTTTCCTGACGGACAGCATTGCGCTCATCGCGTGCGTCTGCCGCCTGCCGTAGTTTCATCGTTTCGGCTTCCTGCGCCGCCCTCTGGGTATCGCGCTTGTACTGTCCATACTGCTGGACGCCCGCGAGCGCGCCTTGGCCGATGTTCTCCCATGCATTTTTCGAACGGCCCGCCATCATGGCAAGACCGCCCGTGATCAGCGGCATCCACTTGTCAAGGTCAGAACCGCCGGGCTGTTGCGGGGGGGGCTGCTGAGCTTCTGTCGCCCCCTCGGCAGGCATGTCCGCCGCGCCGGCACCGCCGAATTGTTTCGCCACCTCAAGCGCATTCTGGACCCGATCGTTGAGATGCATTGCGTTGCTCGGGTCATTCCTCTTCCAGCCCGCAGGCCGGAAGAAATCAGTAGCAGCCGTAGCGGCTTCCTGCGGCGTCGATGCGCCCCTGATTTTCGCACCTGCTGCTGCTTCTGGGCCCTGCAACTCCATGTTGGAATAGCGAAGCTGGGTGTCAAAGGCATTCGGGTCAAGGCCCCGGCCTTTCGCGAAGTCAGAGAGATCCCGCCGGCGGTCACCGCGCCACTGAGATATCCCGTAGGAAGTTCCGTTATCGCCAACGGCCATGGGGTTAAGCGCAGAGGTGCTTTCAACCATCAGGTTGCCAACCATGCCCGCCGCCTGGGCCGGGCTATACCCCTGCCTGATATAGAACTCCATGGCTTGGCGGCGCTTGGCTTCTTGGTCGTTCCCGACAGAGCCGCCAACTGCATAGCGCTGCCTGCCGGCCATGGGCATGCGCATGCCGCCAAGGCCAGCCTGAGGGCGACGGGGAGCAGGGTTTCCAGCGGGTTTCGCTGAACCTTTGATCGCCTTCACGGTCGGCGCGATCTCGCGGAGCGCCTTGGCAACGGGGTTGTCATTTGCGACGACACCGCCCGCAGCGAAGCCAAGACCTGTCTCACCAAGCCCCTGCGTGAAGCGCAGAGCGTCACGTATCGCAGATCCGCCGACGTCCGGCGGCGTCATTGGAGCCTGCGGCGCTTCGGGGACTCCAATCGTTCCACGCTGACCATAATTCTGTGCGAGATAGTCAGCGAGCTTCAGGGCATCTTCGGTCAGGCCGAACGATTCCGGGCTTACGGAGCCGCCTTTGGCGAATGCCGAGCGGCGTGCGATCGCATCCATAACAGGGAGAATGCGGACATCGCGTCCAGGAGCCGCGAAATCACCAGCGACAGCCGGAACCTGACCAGGTGCAGCCAAGCTTTCCCGAGCAACCGCACCGTCCGGCATCACCTGCTGCACGACATCGGAAGCTCCAACGGGTTTGCCGTTCCCGGCCCCAGTGACTGCCCCGATGATGGACTGAAGAGGAACGCCAGCATTGCGTGCCGAAAGCGCTTGGGCGGCTGTCTCCTTGTCCTTTGCAACGAGCACGCCACCGTTCCCATCGAAATCAGGAATGGGGACGCCAGCGGACAGAACCCCCTCCAACGCCTTCGGGCCCCATTCGGCGATATTCGCCGCGGAGAGATAGACCCCAGAGCGCGGCTGATCGGGTGATGCCATGTCACCGGCCTGCGCGAGAAGGTCACGCATCGGCTCGGCAGAAGGTTGATCCGGCGCGATCCCTCCATCAGCATAAGCACGGCCGCCATCCTTCAACGCGGAAATAGCGGGGAGAAGCCATCCGGACGACCCGAACGCGCCTGTTGCGCCAAGAGCACCAACGCCAGATGTTAGACCGCCCGCGATCTGGCTCGCCGTATTTCCGGACTGCTGACCGGAGCCAATCGTCGTTCCGCCAAGCTGGGGATTAAGGCCCTGATAGACATTCGAAAGCCATCCAAGCTGATTGTACGGGCCCTGCTGGTTCTGGTTCCATGTGTTGTACATGGAATCGTACCATCCCTGCTTGTCCGCCTGGAGCTGATTCCCGCCCTGGAGCTGAGCGAGATAGCCCTGGAGCTGGGCATTCTGCGCCGCCGGCCCGAGGCCAGCATACATGCTCGCAAGCGCCGCCTGATCGCGCGACACACCGGAAATCGCGCTGCCGAGATTGGTCGAGGCATTGCCGAGGCCCATGTTGAGCTGGCCCTGACCGAGGGCAAGCTGCCCCTGACCAAGCGACAGGTTGCCAGCTCCCAGCATCGTGTTGCCGAACTGATTGCTCAACGATCCAAGGCCGGAATACATGCCGGCGACATTGTTCGCCAAGGCGCCAGTCTGGTTCGTCGTGCCGGCAAGCGAATTGTACAGATTGCCAGCGCCAAGCATAGAGCCCGCGAACTGATTGCTTAGGCTGCCAAGGCCAGAGTATGTGTTCGCGACGCTGTTCTGAAGATTGCCAGCCCCGAGCATTGTCCCAGCCAGAGAGTTGCTGAGATTGCCAGCCCCGAGGAGAGAGTTGCCGAACTGGCCATAGAGACCGCCAATATTCGACAGGAGACCGGAAGCCTGTCCAATATTGTTCGCGTTAGCGAGCTGTCCCTGGAGATCAACGCCCTGTTGAGTATTGAATTGATTCAGCGCCTGCGTATAGTTTCGGCTGTTCAGGTCGGCAACGGTCTGGGCATTGACAAGGCCCTGCTGCCCCATCAATTCCGCCTGAGCCACGCCCGCGCGATCACCGCCCCATGCACCCTTGGCGATCGCATTGCCCACGAGCTTGTTCTGCTGCTGCGCATTCTGGCGCTGCAATGTGTTCATCGTCGCATCGACGAGAGCTTGCTGGCCGGGGTCGAGGTACTGCTGAAGGGCCTGCGACGAGAACGCCATCGGCGTAATCTTCGTCTGGCCTAGCTGGTTCGCGTAATCGGCAGCCTGCGCGCCATACTGGCTGCCTTGGCCGATCATGCCGGCGGCTTGTTGTCCGTACTGGCGCCCGTCATTGACAAGACCAGCAGCCTGCTGACCATAGCCAAGCGCGCCCGCAGCAATGTTCGCAGCAGTATTGGCGTATCCAGCACCCTGCCCGACGTAATTCGCTGCCTGCGATCCATACCGAGCACCCTGGTTGACCAGACCAGACGCCTGCTGACCGTAGCCGAGCGCCTGCTGTCCGATACCAGCGGCAGTATTGGCATACCCGGCACCTTGACCGACGTAATTCGCCGCCTGCTGACCATATGCGCCAGCCTGATTGTTATAGCCTGTGGCTGCGTCTCCATATCCGGCGGCGTTCGAGAGGTACGTGGCACCCTGAGCGAATGGCTGTCCCGTATAACCCGAGGTCGCCATGGCTCCCTTCATCCAATCTCCTGCGAGACCGAAATAGGGGCTAGAGACGTTCCCTATGCCATTCAGGCCATTGATCGCATTAAGCTGCGTCTGATTTAGGCCGGCATAAACATCGCCTGTGTAGGGGCTATATGGAGCATTCGCGAGCGCGCCCGCAGAATTCCATAGGTTGAAGAGCCCTTCCGCAGTCCACTGCGAGGGATAGGTCGTCTGAGTCGTGGCCATGTAAGATTATCCCCCAGCAGGAGCAGGGCTTGGGTCGTAGACGAAGAAATGGAACGTGGTCGGTTCGCCGTAGTGGCGCCGGTAACTCTCGATCTTGCGCTGGTTGTCGGGGCGCGATGTCATTCGTGAGTGCAGGCGAAGATTTGTCTTGTCAGAAAAAAGCTTTGCGGCCTTGACAATCTTCGATGTGTATCCGCCATGCTCCCGATATTCGGGCTTGACGATCATCGCGCATTCTTCAAGCGCCAAGCTTGGCTGCATGACAGGAATGACCCATGTCATTGCGCGGATATCATCGGATGGTCCGATGACGCCGACGAACCCATTAGCACCCGCCAGGGATGCATCGATCGCGCGGCCCGCACTCTCTTCGTCCCAGTTCGTGCCGCCGTTTTCTTTGTGGTACAGGCGCAATAGCTCAAGCACGCCGCTCCGATCCGCCGGAGTGGCGACGCGCACTTCATCACTGTTCTGCATGCTATTTCTTCGGTCCCGGGAGGCCCTTGAGGCGCTGGATGTTGCGGTGCCGAACCTGCTTTACGAATGAGCGGAGGGCCTTGTGCCCGCTGTTCAGGTTGCCGCCACCTGCCTTGGCAACGGCAGCGGGAGACACGACATATTCACCGGCAGCCGCAACGATCGGTGTCGCCTTTGGCGGCTTTCCACCAGATGCCATGACGGGCTCGGACGGACCGCCGAAATGCTCCTCGAGCAATGCCATCCCTGCATTCGTGTTCCCATCCCCAAGAGCTGAGACGACA